GCGGCAAGTCTTTATAGGGGTTATCTCTCATGCGTTCCCTCCATTTTGCTTTCCGTTGCCGTTCCCCCGAAAAGGCTTCCTGCCTCGTCGTAGCAAGCTGCGTATCGCTCGTTTCGCCGCAAGCGGCAAAACTCACTCGCTCCGCTGCTCCTCCTCTCCCCACAAAGCCACTTGGCTTTGTGGGGTCCCCGTCATATTCCATAGGGAATGACATCATCTATCGTCAGTTCCCGTTTTGGCTTCGCAAGCCCCAAAAACTGCCTGTGGCATTCCCACAGATCCATGAGCAGGCCAAACGGCATGAGCCACACTTCCTCCATGCGCAGGGAGAGGTGGGCCATGCCGTAATACAAAAGCCGGGTAAACAATTCTTCATCGCTTACCCGGCCGCCGTGTTTTTTCCCTCCGGCTCACTTTCGATATTCCGTTTCGTCCCCCGGTACATGGCCTCCATGATGGCGTCTTTGTAGTCCGTCAGTTCCATCGGGGAGGTGAGAAGCTCCACCTCCTCGGCGGTCAGCTCCGGCTTTTTGTCCTCCGGGTGCTTCAGGTTGTGGACGAGGATCGGCTGGTTGCACAGAAGGGTAATCAGCCACACGATCTCGTCCAGAGCCATCTCAAAATTTTCCGCTTTCATCAGCTTCTCGCCCAGGTTCTCCAGCCCGCCGTAGCGTCCGGCGATGGCCTTGGTCGCCCTGGTGGTCAGGAGCATTTCGTATTCCTGCCCGCCGATATTGACAGTAGCTGTTCTTTCATCCATATCTCAAAACCTCCTATTACCCTTCGCCGCCTGTGTCAGATGTCTGATCCGCATAGGACGGCTCATAGACCTCATCGTACCAGCCCGTGATAACCGTGGGAGACACACCGGAGTCATCCTCGGACACCTCCGCTTTCCAGGGGTGTTTGCCCTGGCCGTCCACCTTATTGCGGCGGGTCACCGTCCCCTCGATGGAAGGGGTGGAAAACTCGATGCTCTCGCCCTTGGTGGTCAGGTTGGTGGCCGGGATACCAAAAATCACGCGGTACAGCCAGAAATAGCGGTATTTGCCGTTTGCTTTCTTGGCCCGGAAGCCGATGGCAACCGGAGCGCCGCCGTCCTCCGATGCGGAGATCAGGACGCCGTTTTCATCAATCACCGCCCCGGTCAGGTCTTCCGCCACGCTTTTCCCAATATCGTCCACACCCAGCGTCAGCGTCCCGCTCTGGAACTCCTTCACGACCTCCGCCGCGCCATCGTCCGCGTACAGCGTAGCTTCCGCCAGTTCCACGGAAAGCTCGGCGGTCATGGCTTTTGCCAAAGCCACAGGGGCGGCATAGGTCTCATCGCCGTTTTCACCCTCGGTAATCTTCGAGTAGAAAAGTTTATCAAGGCCAATGGTAGCCATAGTTCATTCCTCCAATCCATACAGTTTTGCCACATCAATGGCATAGTGGTGGTAGCCGGTATCGTCCTCATGGCCGATGTACCGCCTGTCCGTAATCACAAAATCAGCGGCAAGGAGCGCATTTGAAAGCTGCCCCTTCCGCATCAGATAGTTCCCTTTGGAGAACAGGGAGAGCCGCGCCTCCTGGGCTTCATACCCCGGCAGGTTATCTGCGTGAAGTTCATAGGTATCCGCCAAAGGCGTGACCACCACATATTCCTCCGGCGGCTCCCCGGAGAACACGCCCGTCTCCACAGGCAGTCCGCAGCCGGTGACCGCAGCCTTGATTTCCGAAAGCAGGCTCAAATCTTCTCCACCTCCTCGTCCAGCTTCGCCTTCATGGCGTTGATACAGGCATTCCGGGAGGAGGAACGGGCTGGTTTTAAGAAGGGTTTTGCGGGCTGGCCGCTTTTGCCGTATTCCAGGATGGTGGCGATCTTGGCGTTACTGTCGCCGTCCGACCTTGGCTCGGAAAAGCCTACCTTCACATTGAAGTCCCCGTTCTTATCCTGCAGGGCGGGAGATGTGCCAAGGGAGCGGAGAAGCTCCCCGGTGCTTCGGGACTCGTACTTCGTCCCGCTGCCGATAACCGCCTGCAGGTTGGAGCGCACCTTGTCCTCCACAATCTCCGCGCCCGCCTCCAGCACCTTCGGGAGGATCTCATCGGTCTTGTCCGCCAGCCGGGACACCTTCATCAGAAAGTCCTCCGGCATTTTCATTTGAACCTTAGCCACCCGATTTCACCTCCGTCCCCAGCACCTCCAGATACATCCCTCTGCCTTTGACATTCTCCACCGATGTGATCTCGAAGGTATGCCCGTCACAGAGGATACGCATATCGGTTGTGACCGTGACGCCGGGTATCACGCGGAATTGAAAAAGGTCGGTGGCGGTGGAAAAGGAAGCCATGTTGGCCCATTTCTCACTGCCATGCCGGCCTTCCCGGTAAGCGCGTACCTCTGCCACGGTCACATCCGTTTCCGTCTTAAAGCCCTCATCATCCTGCGTGAACTGTTTTTCCACAATGGAGATGAAGGTGTTCATTTTTCCAAAACTCATATCACACCTTCCATTCCCGGTCGAGCCGAAGCAGAAGGTTGACCGTGTTCCAGACCTGCTGTGCTGCGTTTGTGTTATCAGCGAAGAATCCGCCCGTGGAACCGTCCCTGGACTCATAGAAATGCGATGCCAGCATAATCACCGCCTGTTCGGTGGTGGCCGGCATCGCATTCTCCGTGTAATAGCCCTCCTGGATATGCTGGTAGCTCTCCGCATAGGAAACAGCGGCGGTGATGTAGTTCTGCAAAAGCGCGTCATCCGCCGAATGCTCCAGAATCAGGTTTGCTTTGACTTTTTCCAGCAGAGTGTCCATCCCCGCCGCCTCCTTCCTTAACTGGATGCCATCAGGCCCGCTGCCTTCAGCTTGGCCAGCAGGCCGTTGAAATCAGAAACCAGAGTGGAAACATCCTCCGCAACGCTGTCGGCCTGGTTTGCCGCCTGGGGAACCTCGGCGGCGGGCAAACCGGTAACAGAAGCCCCCTCCTTGATTTCGAGGGTGCCGCCAATCACCCACTTATCGCCGCCCTGTTCCATGTAGTTCTTTCCGTTGTAGCTCATCTGCCAGCCCTCCCTTACGATGCTTTCTGTACCAGCACCTTGACAGCCTCCGGCAGGATTATCTTGCCGTCCACGCGCTGGGAAGCGAGGAAGCCCACCTGGCCGTTTGCCGCATACAGTTCGTTCAGGCGCTTGAAGGAGCGCCCCTGGCGGTCTGCGATCCAGTAGTAGCTGAAATCACCGAAGGCGATGGTCTTCGCGCTGGCGGCGATGGCGGGCATATAGGCCGAGGTGCGCACAGGTCTGCCCAGGATGGTATCCGGCGTTCCGGCAGTCAGGGAAGGCTGCCACAGGTACTGGCCGCTGCCATCTTTCAGTTTACGGACTGCCTTGATGGTGGAATCGTTCAGCACCCACACAGCGTTGCGGCGGTAGGGCGATTTCAGGGAGTAGAACAGGTCGATCAGTTCATCGGCGGTAATCGCGGTGGCAGATGCGGCAGTGATGCCGGTCTCTGCGCCGCCGCTGGCTGCCAGGATGCCCAGGGGCTTGCCGGAGCCATCCCCGGTAAAGAAGGCTTCCTCCTCCTTGGCGCCGATACGGCGGGCAAACTCACGGGAGATGTAGCTTTCCAGGTCAAAGACACTGTCGTTTAACAGTTCCTCGGAAACTTTAATCATCGTCCCCAGCTTGTACGCCCCGATGGACACCTGGCCGAAGGAATCATCGCTCTCCGTGTAGGCACCTTCCTCATCGATCCAGGATGCGGTACCCTTGGTCGCCACTACCGGGATCTTCCGGTCGCCGCTGGATGTCTGGATCACCCTGGCAAGCTGGCGGAATACATTCTCCTCTTCCAGTGCCTCTACCAGGGTGCGCTCATATTCGTCCGGTACCAGATAGCCGCCCTCGGAATCCGTACCAATCTGCAGCGCATTCACCACAGAGGGCATCGGAGCCTTAGAACGCATCATGTTCCAGAAGTTCTGGCGGTACTCATCGGTGGCGCGGCCGGTCTTAGTCTCCTCCTTGCCGCTCATAGGCTTACCCGTCAGGGGCTTGTTCACAGGGCGGTTCAGTTCCGCTTCCAGCGCCTCCTGACGTTCCAGGCGGGCGATCTCCTTGCCCAGGTCGGTGATCTCCTGCTCCATGCGGGTATAGGCGGCGTCATCCTCGGCGGACAGGACGCCCTTATCGTTTCTGTGGGAATCCAGAAAGGCTTTCGCAGCTTCCCAGGCTTTGGCGCGCTTCTCGCGCAGTTCAAGAATCGTCATAGTGGTATCCTCCTTAATGTTTCAAAAGATTGAGCCGCTCGTAGAGACTGTCTACAGAGCGGCCCTTAGGTTTGGAATCTTCGGTTTTCTTAGGGTTGGTTTTACACTTTGCCGCGATCTTATCCATCAGGGAGTTGACCACAGCGGCTTTGGAATACAGCATGGAAACCGCAGGCGGTTCCATGTCCTCCGGGATCTCCGCCCGTGCCAGGACATCATCGGCAAAGCCAAGCTCCACCGCCTTGTTCGCGTCCATCCAGGTTTCCGCGTCCATCAGATGGGACAGCTTGGTGCGGGACAGCCCGGTCTTGATCTCATAGGCGTTAATGATGGAATCCTTCACACTGCCAAGCATCTCGATGGCTTTCTGCATCTCTGCGGTGTCACCCATGGCCACCGTCATGGGATTGTGGATCATCATCATGGACACCGGGCTGACCAGAACTTTTGTACCAGCCATAGCGATCACGCTTGCCGCAGACGCTGCAATGCCATCGATTTTGACCGTGACATTATGCGGATAATCCATGAGCATATTGTAGATCTGGGCAGCCGCCACACAGTCCCCGCCTGGGCTGTTGATCCAGACCGTGATGTCTCCGCTTCCGCCCATCAGTTCCTCTTTGAAAAGCTGGGGTGTGACGTCATCGTCAAACCAGCTTTCCTCGGCGATGGTGCCGTTGAGGAACAGCGTCCGTTCCGCCGGAGCTGTCTCCGTCTCTGCCTGGTTCTTCCACTTCCAGAACTTCTTCATCGGGGTTTTCCTCCTTTCCGTCATTGCTCGTTTCGGTATTTGCAAAAGCCCCGGCGTTTCCAAGCGGGAGCATATTGCCATTGATCAGGTACAAGTCTCCGCCCTCCTCAGCAGGGATGCGGTCCATGTTCTCCAATTCCCGGATGTCGTTGGCGCTCATCCAGCCGTTCTGCCTTGCCGTAGCATAGCCGGTCATCCTGCTGGCATAATCGCCCCGGAGCAGCCCCTCCACGTTGAATTTGGCAAAATACCGTTTCTTTTCCTCCGGGGAAAAAAGCGTCCGCTGGATGGACTGCTCCCAGCGCACCAGCCAGGGTTCCAGCGTGTATTTCACGAACTCCAGCGACTGCTGCTCAATGTTGGAAAAGCTGGATTTTTCCAGGTCGCCCACCATGTGGGGCGGCACCCGGAAGATACGGGCGATCTCATTGATCTGGAACTTCCTTGTTTCCAGAAACTGCGCCTGTTCCGGGGAGATGCCGATGGGCGTGTACTTCATGCCCTCTTCCAGCACGGCAATCTTATTGCTGTTGCCGCTGCCGCCGAAGGTGGATTGCCAGCTTTCCCGGACACGCTGCGGGTCTTTGATCGTCCCCGGATGCTCCAGCACACCGCCAGGAGCTGCGCCGTTGGCAAAGAACTTTGCCCCGTATTCCTCACAGGCAATCGCCATGCCGATGGCGTTCTTTGCCATAGCGATGGGGGAATAGCCCACCAGCCCGTCAAAGCCAAGGCCGGGGATGTGCAGCACATCGGACGGATGCAGCCGGACAAGACTGCCTTTGACCGTAGGCGCGTCATCCATGCTGACGGTGTATTCGTAATAAAGCTGTCCCTTGCTGTCACGATCCACCGTCATCCGGTCCGGCATCAGGGGATAGAGGGCAATGACCTCACCTTTTCCGTTACGGATAATCTGGGCATAGGCGTTGCCCCACAGGAGCAGGTGCGTCATGAGCGTTTCCCGGAACACGAAGGAACTCATCTCCGGGTTCGGCTCGTCATGCAGGAGCAGATACAACGGATGGTCGATGGCTTTCTCCTTGCCGCCGTCCTCCTTGTAACGGTAGAGGTGCAGCGGCAGACCTGCCACCGCTTCCGCCAGAATGCGGACGCAGGAATACACCGCCGTCATCTGCATGGCAGACCGCTCATTAACCCGCTTGCCCGCAGTGCTTCCTCCAAAGAAAAAGCTGTAGGCGCTGCCTGCAGTACGGTTCTGGGGCTTATCCCTGGAACGGAAAAGCCCGGAAAAGATACCCATATCGAATCACCGTCCTTTCAGATAAACAAAAGGCCCCGGCTGTCATAAACCGAAGCTCCCGTATCGTTGCCACAGCGAATTGCCCGGTCAAGCCCCATGATGGTGGCGATTGCACCGTCAATCTTCTCTGTGGATTTTTCCTTGTCCGCCTTGATGTTGCCGGCCGGGTCGGTACGGATGAAGATGTTGTCCATCATCCACCGCAGCACCGGGTGTCCGCCGTGGGCGATTTTCTCCTCCAGCACCAGCTTCATCAGTTCCTTGGTCGGCGGGGACATATCCTTAAAGCCCTGCCCGAAGGGAACCACCGTAAAGCCCATGCCCTCCAGGTTCTGCACCATCTGTACAGCGCCCCAGCGGTCAAAGGCGATTTCCCGGATATTGAACCGCTCGCCCAACTGTTCGATGAATTTCTCGATGTAGCCGTAATGGACCACATTTCCCTCGGTAGTCATCAGCGTTCCCTGGCGTTCCCACAGGTCATAGGGGACATGGTCGCGCCGGACGCGGAGGTCAAGGGTTTCTTCCGGTATCCAGAAGTATGGCAGGACATAGTATTTATCCTCCTCATCCAGCGGCGGGAACACCAGCACAAAAGCCGTGATGTCTGTGGTGGATGAAAGATCCAGCCCGCCGTAGCAGATGCGCCCCTCCAGATCATCCTCGGAAACTGGGAATGCACAGGCGTCCCACTTGTCCATCGGCATCCAGCGGACAGACTGCTTCACCCACTGGTTCAGCCGGAGCTGCCGGAAAGCGTTCTCCTCGCCAGGATTCTGCTGGGCGGATTCACAGGCGGCTTTGACCTTATCAATACCCACCGTAATACCGAGGGAGGGGTTTGCCTTCTTCCAGACCTTGGGGTCCGTCCAGTCCTCATCCTCGGCAGCGCCGTAAATGACAGAGTAGAAGGTGGGATCGACCTTTCGCCCCTCTGCGATGTCAATAGCTTTCTGGTGTACCTCGTAGCAAATGGAGTTGGTGTCGTTGCCCGCTGTGGTGATCAGGAAATACAGCGGCTGCATCCGGGCATCCCCGGAGCCCTGGAGCATGACGTCAAAGAGTTTCCGGTTGGGCTGGGTGTGCAGCTCATCGAAGATCACGCCGTGGGTATTGAAACCGTGCTTGTTCGCCACATCCGCCGAAAGCACCTGGTAGGAGCTGTTGGTGGGCAGGTAGGTGATCTTCTTCTGGGACTCCAGAATCTTTACCCGTTTGGAGAGTGCCGGACAGAACCGCACCATATCCACCGCCACATCAAACACAATCTTTGCCTGGTTACGGTCGGCGGCGCAGCCATACACCTCGGCCCGTTCCTCACCATCCCCGCAGAGGAGCAGGAGCGCCACAGCGGCGGCAAGCTCGGACTTGCCCTGTTTCTTGGGGATTTCAATGTATGCCGTATTGAACTGCCGGTAGCCGTTGGGCTTTAACACGCCGAACAGGTCACGGATGATCTGCTCCTGCCAGTCGATCAGTTCAAAGGGCTTTCCCGCCCAGGTACCCTTGGTGTGGCAGAGGGACTCGATGAACATCACCGCATAGTCGGCGGCGTCCTTATCGTAGTGCGAGGTCTTCGCCATAAACCTGGTGGGCTTGTATTTTTTCAGCTTCCGCATGGACACCACCTCCAAAATGGCATAAAAATAGCACCGGCTATTTCTAACCGATGCTGATGCTGATAAAGTTTTTTTGCTTTCATTCAATAAACTGGAAGTTAATGCTGTTTAACAATGGCACACAATTCTTTTACATAGAGATCGGCATGGTTGATGGAAAACTCTCCATGATACATAGCTGGAAGGACATTTAAGCTGCTTTTTTCCAGGGTTTCATGCAGCTTTCTTGCAGAAAGCAAGATACGTTTGTTTTCCCGCTCCCCGACAAACAAATGGATTTCTGCCACACACTCTCCAAGAGACTTCTTCATGAAATACATAGAACTTTCTTGTAAGAACGCAATCATATTTTGCTTCGTAATGCCGCAAGTATCTTGATAATAGTCATTGAAAAGTTCCGGCTTCATTCGAAGTGAACGAAATTGCAGTTTAGAAAACCATTTTTGCCGAATCAACTCATAACAGCTTCCAAATGCCGGCTTAATCAACGAATAAGTTAGCTTGGATGGAATAACCGCTGCGCTCTCGACCATTGCAAAACGGCAAAGGTCTTTTCGCCGAGATAACATTTCAAGTAATATTTGACCGCCGAGAGATAACCCGCCAATCAGCAATACCGAACCTCCAAAGTTCCTATCAATAAAAGAAATGATTTCAGCGGCATTGTCTTCGATTGTTGTGAAATTTTCATCGCTTCCTGCGTGACCATCCAATATCGGGATAATTATCCGAAAATCATTTTGAAGTCGTTCGGACACTTCTCGGTAATTCCACCATGACAAGCCGCCGCCATGCAGAAGAATAATCACATCTCGATTCTGTTTACCGTATTCTTTGTATTGCAACTTGCCTCACCTCACTGCCAATTTCCGATTTGTCTCTATCAAGACATCTTTATTATACAGGAAAATTGTTAGTTTTCAACCAGGCGGTCTTCCCATATGCCGGTGGATCGTTTCAAGAATCTGCTCCTGCTCAGACGGCTTCACTCCGATGGACTGGAGTGCCTGTCTTGTTCCGCAGTCCGGGCAGATAAGCGTTTCGTTGTCCTCTCTGGAAAGCGCCGGAGCGCCGTGGTAGGCCCTGCCGCACAGGGGGCAGACCGCCATCCGGATCACATCATTATCCTTCATATCCGCATACCTCCCTGCATTTATCGTAGGCGTCAACCAGGACGTTTTTATCAAAGCAGAAGGTGTCGTACCCTTCCAGGCAAATCCTCATGTAGAGATTGCTTGGAATCCCAATCGGCCTGTCCTCATGCATTATGTAGGCAAAAGCTGTCACCGTCCTGCGCTTCCCCGTGCGGATGCCTTTGTACTGAAGCCAGATGTCCCTTTTGTAGTAGAAATTGGGGAATCCCTCATAGCGGTCGAGGGCGGCTTCATCCGCAGCCGTCACCTCCCAGATTACCACGGGAACCGTGCCGCCGGCGCATTCCTCGATCGTGAGGTAGGAGCCGGTCTTGCTCCCCTTGAACAACAGTTCCCAACCTTTGAGATTTGCCGTGCCGAGGATCGTAGCGTGAGGGCAGCGCATCCGCATCTGCGGGACATTGAGGTTGCTGCCATAAGCAATGTAGTATCTTTTTTCTTTCATGGTATCCATCCTTTCCGAAGGGGTTACCCTTCTACCACCTTAAGACCGCCGAAGCGGTCAGGAGTAAGGTGGCAGGAGGCTAACTCCTGCGTGTCCTTCAAGCGGCGGCTCTGCCGTGCCGGAAGGCGGTGTCCCCAGTCAGGTTGCGGGTCAGGAAATCTCTGGCCGTTGCAAACTCCCCACCGATGAAGCCCAGGCGGAGGAGCCAGGTTCTCATGGCGTATTTGGGGTTTTCGTTCTGCTGGGGTTTGGGGCTTGCCGTCCGCACATCCTTCGCCATCTGGCTCAGGGCCAGGCAAAGCTGAATGTAGCTTTTGAGCTGTCCGGCATGGATGCCGCCTCGGCGCTCTGCGGTCGGCTCGTCAAACTGGAAGAGCCTGAACTCGACCGTACCTTTGGTAAAGGTGGCGTGAAGGTTGAGCATATGGTAGCGGCTGTCGTTGTAGTGGTGGCTCCTGCCGTAGCTTGCGCCGTGGCTGGTGTACCAGATGTCCGCAAGCTGTGCCATCGTCTTGGGCTTTCTGCTGTTGACCTTGGCGAGGAAGTTTGGGTCTACCGTGCGGCAGTAGCGGCTCATGCGGCTGCGGTCGAGCTTCAGAGCTTCTGCGATCAGGCTCTCGTGGCTCGCCATGATGTTGGCGAGGTTCCGAAGGCTCTGCGGTGTGTGGCCCTGCGCTCCGATGTGGATGTGGACTCCGCATCCTCTGGAGGCGTCGCTTTTCGCTCCTGCGTGTCTGAGCTGCCTGCAAAGCTCCTGCAGGGTTTCGATATCCCCGTAGGTCAGGATCGGGGTGACCAGTTCGCATTTCTGCTCGTCCGGCCCTGCGATGGAAACGTCCTTCTGGAATTTCCACTCGCGCCCCTGTGCGTCCCAAGCCGACCAGGTGCTGTAGCCGTTGCGGCCGGCAGTGTTCTCGTATCTGCCTGTGCCGAAGTAGGCGGCGGCAACCTTCGCTGCCTTCTGGCGGGTGATGCTGTTCATCTCGACCTCGACCCCGATGGTCTGGTTCTTCATCTCTGCAATCTGCCTTGCTGTTTTCTCGTTCATTCTGAAATCCTCCGTTTTTCTGCCTTGCGGCTGTGTGTTTTCCCTTTCGGTGTACACATATTCGCTCTAAAAGAGGATAATAGCAAGGCCATTTCCGATAATATACTACACAAAGATGACCGCAAGATATTGTGTAGTTTATGGCTGTTTGCCGCCATCCGATATTGGCTTGAGAAGGCCGTTTTCCTCCTCATCAAGGATAGCAAGAGCCAGGCGGAATCCCGTCCGCAGCCCATCGATGAAGTACTCCTCAGCGGTCATGCCCGCAATGGCGGCTTGTAGGCAAATCATCTTATCGAGGACTGTGGCTGCTTCCTGATTCAGCATGGATCGGAGCTTTTCTTCTTCATCAGCCAGACCGGCAGCAGCTTTTCCATACTCCGAATTACGGTCAAACTGCTTTTCATTCGGATTGATGTTCCCATAGAAGAAGTCCTTCAGAATGTTATTTGGCACGGCGGTCACCCACCTTTCTCACAATATCCTCCCCATAGACCACGTTCAGGCCGCTGCCATTGTCCCAGCGCATGAGAAGGGAACCGGTGTCATCCACACCTTTGACGGTGCCTTTTGTACCGGCAGGCGGAGCCTGCACATCATCCATCCGCACCAGTTCCACACGGGTGCCGGCAGGATATTCCCGGCGGATGCGCTCCACGATTTCTCTACTCGGAAACTTCATGGCCCACACCCCCGTTCTTGAAAGCGGATGAACCGGTCAGGTTCTTCAGCAGGATCTTGCGCTCCGCTTTATATTCGCTGCCGATGAATCCCAGCCGCAGGAGAAAACACCGGAAGGCGTATTTCTCATTCTCCACCGGTTTCTCGGTCGCTGTCACCCGCTTGGCATTCCGGCTCATCTCGCAAAGTGCGGAAATAAAGTGGGTGTAGGCGGCTGAGGAATCCGCATCTACCTGAGCGAACCAGGGGAACGCCACCCGGTCGTCCAGCACCTCAATGTGAAGGTCGGTGATGCCCAGGGCTTTCCGTATCAGATTCCCTTTGGCGTCCAGCAGCTTGGTAAGGTTGCCCACCGCCACCTTGTCGAGCGGAATTTCCACCGTAAGCCCCACAGGTTCGCCCTGTGGCGCAGTGTCGGCGGATTCTGCCGCTTCCTTGGTTTCCTCCCTGGAGGGCTGTTCACCGCAGTCCTGCGGCTCACATTCAAAGCCAGCGGCTGCGATGGCTTCCAGCACCCGCTCGACTTCCTCGCTGTCGGCACGGTCATCAAAGAGGAGCGTTCCATCCTTGGTGACCGTGAAATAATCAATCTCATAATTGCAGGTGGGCATGAACTTGTATTCCGCCCTGGCGCCTGTGGCATTGGCGATAACTTTTACAAGTTCCTTGCGCTTGGCGCCCGTCACATTGTATCTGATTTCCATGTGCGAAAACCTCCTTTGTTTTTGGTAGGTACATATATCACTCTGAACCCTTGAAATAGCAAGCGGTTTTCGCACATTTCTCTGTAGAATAGAAGCCAATTTATCCTTCCGGAAACTGTGCATAGTACACAATGCCGGAAAGCACAAAATAGACGTTGGGGAGCGCCACGCCGTTGCCCCACATTTTATATTCCGCACTGTCGGAGTGGGGATTCTTCAGCCACTTGATGATCTGGTTCCTGCTCTTGGGTCTGGAGGACTTCCCCATGACGGAGCGGTGTATCTCAAACACCTCTGTCCAGAACTCGATCTCGTCTTCGGTCGGCTCGTCTGTCCCAAGCCCGGCGCACCACCAGTCCGGGAACCCCTGCAGCCTGGCGCATTCGGTGGGTGTCAGCCTGCGGACGATGTACTCCGGCTCAGTCTCGTTCACCACAGGTGGGTCTTTATAGTCCCTTGCCATCAAGGTCGGGGACTGTTCCTTAAGTGTCTGGGTGTAAGTGCCGGTGGTCATGCAGTAAGCCACCGCATGGCGGTCGGCAGCGTCCAGCGTGAAAGACACATCCTCATTCACACCGCTGCCCTGGGGGCCGTTCTTATCCGCCCTGCCAATCATGGAACCCTGCAGGGCCACCACAGCCATTCCGCCCTGGTTGCAGGTAGGATTGCCGCCGTTCGCATCCAGGCATCTGGAAGTTTCCGCTTCGTAGAAGCCGCTCTTGGGATTCTCGGATTTCATGGCGTTGCTGTCCTTGGAGCAGATGCCATATACTTTGACCGCCAGTTCATTGCACCGGGTCTCGCCCACATCGTAGGTATTCAGCGTGTTCGCCACATCGGAGGCTTTCCACTGCTGCCCCTCTGCGGGAGAGTGTGGCCGGGTGCCTTTCACGAACGGCACGAATACCGTCTGGTCATTGTTGCAGCCCAGCGTGGCGGATTTATTATCCTGGATCAGCGCGCCCTTGCCTCCGCCCTCGCAGCCGGAGCGGATCTTCAGCGTCTTGGGCGTCTCCACCACAAAAGGCTGGTTGTTTCCGCCCATGCCGTAGGTGGCGTTGACCGTAGGGGCCGTCTCCAGCGGGCCGGTGTATCTGGTGTCCTGGCTATGGTTCTCATAGACCGCTGCCGGCACCGTCCCGGCACGGAGGGTGGGCGAGGTTTCCTCCCCATACCCGATGCCCCTCGCCTGTGCGGAATGCTCGGTGCAGAATCCGGCAGCTCCCATCACGCAGGGAGGATGCCCGTGGTTTTCCGCCCGGAGCGTTGCCGCAACATCCTCCGTCACATCCATGCGACTGCCGCCCTGGTCGTTTAAGCAGACGCAGCCTGACGCTCCAGCGCCTTCCTTAAAAGCTCCGGCAGCTCCTTGCCACGGGCGGAAGCCCTGCGGAGTATACCCAGACACGCCTTCGGACTCAAATAGTATTTTTCCGGCACTCCCGCCTGCAAAATCTGCGACAAGGTAGATGCGTTTTCTGCGCTGGGGGACTCCCCAGTACTGCGCATCAAATACCCGCCATGCGAGACTGAAACCGGCTGCCACAATTTCCCCGGCGTTTGCCCATCTCTCAGGTCGAGGAATATGAATTTCGTATCCTTTGACCGAGCAGATTTCTTCGAGGACGGACTGGAAGTCCGCGCCCTTGTTGGAACTAAATGCGCCGGGGACGTTCTCCCAGACAATATACCTCGGATATTTTCCATCGGTTGCACACCTCATTTCCTTTACGATCCGGACGGCTTCATAGAAAAGGCTGGAGCGGGAGCCGTCCAAACCTTCCCGCCGTCCCGCGATGCTCATGTCCTGGCAAGGGCTGCCAAAGGTGATGATGTCCACCGGCTCGATCTTCCCGCCGTCCATCCGGGAGACATCGCCGTAATGCTTCATAAACGGCAGCCGCTTTGTGGTCACCCGGATGGGGAACGGTTCAATCTCTGATGCCCACACTGGGGTAATGCCGGAAAGCAAGCCGCCTAACGGGAAACCGCCGGAGCCGTCAAACAGGCTGCCGAGGGTCAGCTTTTGTGGTTTTGGTGTATCTCTGTTGGCTCCATCCGACTCTCTACTATGGTTATATATAGGGGCCATCAGGTCTCCACCTCCTTCACAAGAACGGAGTATGGGATCTGCTCCCCGTTTCTCTCCACAAAAATATCCTCCGGCGGGATGCCGTTCTCCACGGCTCTGCGGAGGATGACCGATGCATACTTTTCATCTAGTTCCATCATGCAGCAGACACGGTTCATCTGCTCACAGGCCATCATGGTAGAGCCGCTGCCGCCGAAGGTATCGATCACCACGGCATTCTCCTGGGTGGAATTCCCGATGGGATAGCCCAGCAGATCCAGCGGCTTGGAAGTCGGGTGGTTGGCGTTGCGCTTCGGTTTGTCGTAATTCCAGATGGTGGTCTGCTTACGGTCGGAATACCAGGGGTGTTTGCCATTCTGTAGGAATCCATAGAGAATAGGCTCATGCTGCCACTGGTAGTCTGACCGTCCCAGCACCAGGGAGTTCTTTACCCAGATGCACACACCGGCCAGATGGAACCCGGCATCGATGAACGCTTTTCGGAAATTCAGCCCCTCAGTGTCCGCATGGAACACATAGGCCGCGCCGCCTTTCTCCAGATGCTCCGCCATGCACTTGAATGCAGAGAGGAGGAAGTTGTAAAATTCCTCGTCTTTCATGGAATCGTTCTGGATGGTCAGGCCGCTGGCACTTTTGAAGGAGACGCCATAGGGCGGGTCTGTCACGATGAGGTTGGCTTTCCTGCCGTCCATGAGCAGAGCCACATCCTCGGCGGAGGTGGCGTCCCCACACACAAGGCGGTGCCGGCCGATTGTCCAGACATCGCCCCGCTCCACAAAGGAGGCTTTCTCCAGCGCGGCGGTCAGGTCAAAATCGTCATCCCTGGCTTCGCTGCCGGAATCATCCGCAAACAGATCGGCCAGCTCCTTCTCGTCAAAGCCGGTGAGCAGAGGGTCAAAGTCCATGCCCTGCAAAGACTCGATCTCCACCCGCAGAAGCTCCTCATCCCATCCGGCGTCCATCGCCATGCGGTTGTCCGCAATGATATAGGCTTTCTTCTGAGCTTCGGTGAGATGGTCGGCAAATACACACGGCACTTCCTCGATGCCTTCCTCCTTCGCCGCCAGGATTCTGCCGTGACCGGCAATCACATTAAAATCCCGGTCGATGATGACGGGATTGATAAAGCCGAACTCCCGAAGAGACGAGCGGAGTTTTGTGATCTGCTCCGGGGAGTGGGTGCGGGCGTTGTTCACATAGGGAACCAGCTTGGTAATGGGTACAAGCTGCATCTCTGTCGTTGTCTTCATCTCACCAGCCCCCATTCCGCAAATTTCTCAAACCCGCCAAGGCTCTGGATGTATCTCCGGGCGGTCTCCACGATCTCACAATAGGAAATACCGTCCACCGTATCATCCCCGATGGCGCAGCACAGTTCCACGGGCTTTCCTGTTTCCTGCGCCTTCAGCCATGCGTAGATATTGGCAGACACATCCGCTTTGGACAGGTCTTTGCCGTGGAGGCCGCCGCCCGTCACCGAATCGGCCATGTCGCTGCCCAGTTTCCGGTTGGTCGCGCCGGAGTCCACGTCCGTACCGCCCGTCCAGTCTCCCAGGGGATTGACCTCGGCGCCCGGATACCGTTTCCGCAGCTCTGCGGCAGGGGCATTGCTCTGGCAGAGGATCAGTCTTGCCTCGTCAATGATGTACTTCCCATCCGAGGGATAAGTGTGATATACATTTTTTGCGATCTCACAGAGGGCTTTCTGCTCCTCCGTGACCGGCACCCCTTTGAAGATGCCGTTATCGCCGCAGCGGATTTCTCCTGCCTGGTTATTGGCGAGGTGTCCGTCCTGCGGCACTTCCACATAATCCGTGTACAGATTTCCGGCAATGCGATGGACAATCCCGGTTACTTCATCCAAAGAGAGATGTACCGAAGTCTCTGCAATGATATGGCAGACGCCGTGACCGATAAGGACTTCCACAGCGATCCTCGGATTTTCTTCTTTCCTGTACGCCGCATCCACCAGAGCGCCGGCGATGCGGTCCGCCACCTTGTCTGGGTGGCACGGATTTACTTTCTCAAACATGGCTTCACCCCTTCCTTGCCCGGAGCAGACGCTCCATCAAATCATCCTGGGGAGAAACCTCCCCGTAATCCGTGCTGCAGTTTTCCTTCACGATCTGGAAGATCTCGTTCCAGAGCCGCACCGCCTGGTTCATGTAATTGATGCCGATGTTGATGAACGGGGACGGGATCGGCTTCTGGGTAGTCGGGTGCTTGGAGAGGAAGCCCATGCGGTTGGTCATCTCCTCGCACTGAATCCAGCGGGCGCTGCACATGGCGTACCGCTCCAATAACTGGGGAGACACCTTCGCCGCGCACCCCACCTTCTTTAGCCACTCCCAGGTTTCCGTGTATATCTCCTCCGCCTGGAGCGTACTCCCGTCACGCTGCTCGGCGGATAAAAACTCATGGGGCTTTGGCATATCGACACCCTCGACTTCGGGAATATCCAGTACTTCCAATCTGCGTCCGCCCGGATTGCCGTTCTCGGCTTTCTCCTTGACGGCAGACTTTTTTCTTCCCGCACCGGGTCTCGCCCCCCCACGCCCGGCTGGGGTATCTGTTTTTTTTGGTTG